TCGATGTTCTCTTGTGGCTGAACGCTTGCCCCACGCATTTTCTCCATCATAGCTAATTGCTGAGAAGGACTTGGCCCTTGCTCTTGAAGCTGCTTCTGGTCGACGCGGAACCTGTCCATGTCAGTAATGCCCATGGCGCGGATGGCTTCTTCAGCTATCTGACCCGCGTTGTATTCCATGTTAAGGCCAGTTTGGTTCATGATCTGGAGCATGTTCATCCACGTCTCAGCATTTCGCGTGGGTTCGAGCGGAAGAGTTCCGTCTATTACAAGGAAATCAATATCACCTTGTAAGTCCTTGGAAACATTGTAATCAAGATAACCATCTTGGATCATGCCCGACAGTTGGTTGGGCGTGTTGTTCTTGTCCATCTTAATCGACCCATCCATAGCCAAACTATCTTGGATGTTAGCCACCATCATTCTGACCATGGGGCGTATAGTCGTGGCGGACATGATGCGTGAGAGTACACCGAGCCTCTGCGATCCGAGTTGGGTTAAACGCTGTATTTCCGTTGCTGTGCGGATTCCGTCTGAGGTCGGCATACCTTGTTGTGCGTCTGACGCTGCGCTTACGCGCTGCTTCAGCTCTGACATCTGTGCTATATCGTTGAGATGTCCGCGTGTTACGTCTGGAACTTGCGCAATAAACACTCCATCTCCGGGTTTACTGCCCGGAAGTGTGCGAACTATCCCCCATGGGTTGCGATCTATGAGGTCAGGTATGGAAACCTGCGTCGGATCAGCGAATATAAGGTTGTTTAGCGCAGCACCGATGTTATCTATGCGCGATCTCATCAAGAATGTAGCAATATCGTGCATCGGAAGTATGAGATCATACAGCGATTGGCCGTAAGTCTTATGGCTATCTTGGTAAAGACCACCGAAAACAACAGGGAACTGCTGGCCGTAGGGGTTTAACTGGAACCTAATGACAACACTCTCGTCCATTATCGTCATAACGAGGAATATTTCGTCAATCGAAGGGATGCCAATCTCGTGACCAGACAGACGAACCCAAGACTCGTCCACTACTCTAGCGTCACCAAGGGTGAAGTAAGCGTGATCCGCATTCTTCTGGCTCGGCTGGGCGGGGTCGATAGATAATCCTCGACCTTCCTCTTTGTGCCAGTGATGAGCGGCCCATGAATTACGAGTGCCGGAAACCTTGTTCCGTAAAGCAGGGAACATTTTTAACTTAGGGTATAGGCCACTATTTAACAGTGCGTTGTAAGACATGTAATCAGCGAACACGATAAACTGCATGCTCTCCCAGTCACCCCAATTCACTCGTGGGTCAGGGAAACATCTACGGGGATCAAAGTTTATGATCTTGTTCTGGTTGGTCTTCGCGTCCCAAACTATTTTAGTCGGGGCAAAGCCATAACGGATGCTGTCCAGTATCATCTGGGCCAGTCGTGCCTCTCCCGCAGTTCTTCGCATTTGCTGGTGCAGCACTCTCTCTAGGATGAGCGATGCGTTGCGTGACTTTCGGTTAAGACCCTCAAGCTGGAACATGGGGTTTCGTCCGCCCATTGCAGCCATGAGGTAGGTGAGAACTGTATCAGCAATCGCTCTCGTATCTGCCATGACAGCCTTCTCTCGAAAGGCTGTTGCATCAGCGGGTACATAAACATCGTGAGCGCGGTCTGCTTCTTTCCAATGATCGTAGCGTTTGCTGATTTTGGAATGAGACATATCGGCCATAGACTTTACATAGTCCACGATACGACGCTCCTGTTCTTCAGAAAGGAGGTGCGAGATGTCTTCGTAATTAACTAACTTTTCCGCATGCTCAGAAAGGTCAACAATCACTCCCTCGTTCGGGCCTGATTGATAATTTGCTGACCTGTAACTTGTTTGTGGGGCCATTTTTGCTACCGTCCATTTCTATATGCCAAAGATAACTGAGATGTGTCAGATGGTCGTCCTTACAGACCCCACCCATTCCACTTTGCAGCTATCCCTTTGACACTTCTCTGAAGAGATTTGCCGAAGTCTTGGCTATTGTTATTGAGAGACTGTGAGGTGTCAGTGTGTAGTGACCACGCCTCTGGGGATATTGATGTACGAGACAGAACATCTATGGCCATAACCATAGCGTCTACTTGGTCATCATGGTTTCCGTTGGGGAAACTAATTGCTTCGTCTATAAAGTCATCCAGCCACGGTGACTCCTCTGGAAGAAAGACCCTGCCACCCTCTATGATAGGAAGAATGGCATTGGCTCTAGCGACTTTATCATTAACTACTTTGTAGGGAATGACGGATACACCAGACTCACGCTTCAACTCCTGTATGAGAGACTGACCACTGGCCTTGTCCTCTATGTAAATAGCTCGAAGACCTTTGCCGCGCCACTCATTGTTTAATCTTATCATGCGCTGCTTGAGTTCGGGGAAATCCCACTTGCCTCGAATGATATCGACTATGTACATGTCGCCAGTCGTGTCGACACCAGCAACTACCATGACACTGTAGTCGGCAGTTTCAGTTTTCTTAAACGCTGTGTCGGCAGTAATGATTAAACTGGTAAACTTTTGCGGTCTTAGGTCGGTAGGGTATGATCGCCACCACTCCGTTTTGATAAGGTTACCGCCCTCGATGTAAGGTTGCTGCTGGTATAGCGATGCAAACTCACGGGGGTTAAGACGTTCCCTGCGCTTCAATTCTTCAAGAGGAAAGCGTTCTGGCCACAATGGTTCTTCGATATCTCCATCAGTGACATTACGTTTGGCAGGGGATAGTGCTCTGTACTCTTCAGTAGTGACATAGCGTGGATCATCTTCCGCAAGCATACGTCTGGATATCTTCTTCTTTCCGGGTGCAGACTTGATGGCAGGGAAATTGATGTGCTTCCAACGCCCCTCTTTCCAATCTTCTGTGTCCATTATTCTCCCGGCAAGGTCGTCTGGATGCCAGCGAGTAAGGATTACTATTTGTTTCGGGGGTGCGCCACCACCTTCAGGCTGTAGACGAGTGGCTAATGCAGACGTGTAATAGTTCCACGTCTTATTGCGCTGGGTCATAGACTCTGCGTCTTCTCTGGATTTGATGGGGTCATCCACCAGTAGAAGGTTTGCTGGTCGACCAGACGTCGTACCCCCGACGCCGACAGCAAAGTAAGCTCCACCAATATCAGTACGCCATACGTCTGCCGCCCTGCTCTCTTTGGACAAGCTGAAGTCTGGGAAGGCTTGGTTTATCGAATTGTTTTCCACAACTGAACGCACTTGTCGCCCAAAGTCCGTAGCCAGTTGAGCATTGTACGAACAAGACATGATATACCTCTGAGGGTTTCGGGCCATGAAGTACGAGGGGAACAGGACTGTGCCAAAGGTTGACTTGGCATGGCGTGGCGGCATCGTGATAAGAACATTGTTAACACCAAGAGTATCTTTCTCCAGTTTATCTAATGTGTCGATCAGCTCTAGCTGGAAATCTGCAAGCTCCCACTCAGGATATATCAGCTTAACAAAGGACTCAAAGTTATCCTGAGCGTCCCGCAACTTGAGTAGGTACTTGGCAACTTGTGACTGAGATAATGTCTTACTCATTTGCGCTTCAGCAAACGGCTTATATGTATCTCCTGAGCCTTCTCTTTGTCCCTAATACTATCTGCCATGACTTGCATCAAATGGTCTTTAATGGCCTCTGCTGCCCTCTCACGGGGTATATCAGTTAGGTTTAACTGGCTCATTGCATGGCCGAATTGACCTAGCGTCAAGTTAGACTCAAGCGCGTCCTTCTGGATGTTCTTAATCTTCATGTTCAATAACTCCTATGCTCTCTACTTCGATCTCGGATACACCTTGCGCAATCGCCTCCAACTCTTCACGAGACAGGTCGGTTAAGGTTTTTGCTGTGTGTTCGTGCTGGTTGAAGCTGTGGTTGAGGTCAGGAACTACTTTATTAAGCAGCATTCCAAAGACCCTAGCCTGTGTAGGGTTCCATTCCTTTGTACCCATGACCACTAAATGCGCATCTGTTAGCTGGTCTCTCATGTATGTGGCTATTTCTGCCCGTATTTTTCCGCTCTCTGCGGGGGTAAGTTTCTCTCGTGTAGCTAATGCGGTCATCTCACTGGCCTTCTTTAAGTGTGGGGCTGTTTTTCTGCATTCCATTGAGCAGAACTTGCGGCGATCCTTATGATACGCCTTTGTTGAGAACTCTTTTTTACAGGTCTCACATTTGATTACGACTGTAGCCATTAGCTTTAGACGTTTCCAAAATTTGGTGCGGTTGGTCGTGGGGGTGGGGAGGTGACCAAACTCGCGGGACTCCCATCGGCGGGGTCGGGTGTACGCCCCCCCCTCTCGCGGATGCGGCTGTGTGACACACATGCGACACATGCGAGGCTAAGCTGCTGATTTTGCTGCATTTCTTCTCCCTTCATAGGGGTGTTCGTGTGTATATGTGGGCGCACGTTTCAGGAACGATCCACGCAAGCGCACGAACGATGGTCTAAAAGACCCCACCACCAATCATTTCAACAGGTTACGAAAACAGCACAGCCGTGTCGTCCTGTGTGTACGCGTGTGTGTACGGAAGGAACTTTTAGGTCGACAGCTCGGCTCTTCCGTCGATCTGCAAAATCAAATCGGAGTAACGCACATGACACTCGCAACTAACAAATTCGCTGGTAGCACCCTCACGCAAGTAGCCAACGGCTACCTCGTCGCCAAGACTCGCAAGGAAGCTCTTGCGTACCTGTCGGCTAAAGCCGAGGTGACCAAGCGCAAGCGTTGGATCAACGCAGCCAAGGCCGCAGCCGCAGGTGATGATCTTCGCATGGCCGCTTACGCCGCCGAAGGCCGTGAAGCCACCAACGCAGCTTGGGCCGCAGTACCTCGCGAGCCGAAGGCTGACGTAACGCCTATCAAGCCGAAGGCTAAGGCCAAGGCCAAGGCAGTCGCTAAGCCGAAGGCTAACCCAAGCGCGATGGACGCACTGACCGAGCAGGTTCTCGCACTCGACGAAGCCGCGTTCGCCGCGTTCACTCGTGGGTTGGCATCAGCCAAGCGTAAGTAAAACCTACACACCCACCCAGACCTCACAGGCTCGTGCCTGTGGGGTTTTTTTGTGTCTAACCAAGGAGCACACACATGCAGATACAACGTCAACAACGTCGCAAGATAAGCGCGAAGGTGATCGAGATCGTAGGCGAGATAGCAGTCGCCTCTGTCGTCGGCCTGTTCTTCGCGTGGATGGTAATGAACTGGCTCATGGGCTGTGGGGAATCCTACCCGACTGCTGATGGGTCTCTCATCATGGGCGAGTGTTTATCGCTCCTACCGTGGAGGTGGTGATGGAAAACCACGACCACGAAACCCTTCTCGCTGGCCAGATCAGGCAGTGGATCGAGGACGATATTATCAACGGGGACATCGACGCAGAAACGTGGATCGACGACCTGTACCGTCACCTCGGTGGCTCTTTCGAAAACGACGAATGACGTCTCGCACACACACACACACACATGTGCGCAATTCTAAAGGAACTTTTAGTAGGAAGCAGATCGGTTCAATTCGTTCTGTTTCTCGTCGTTTCTTTTCCCAAACTTCACAGGAGCATTTATGCAAACTTCAACTCAACTCGACCTTTCGCAGTTCACTGGTTCAATGGACTTCGCCAAGTTTGGCTTAACGTCTAGCATCATGTCCGAAGGTGTCACGCACGTAGCCACAGAAATGGAAGCGTTCTGGCTCGTTCAGGACATCGACTTGTATGTTCGTGAACTTCGCAAGCAAGGCAAGGACACTCAGTTCGTCGTAGCCAAGCTCGTACCACATGGCGAAGGAGCTGCCCTCATACTTGAGGACGGCAACGACAACATCCTCAACCATATCATCGTGCCATTCACAGACTTCGATTTTGACCGTGTAGACGGTGAATTTCAGTTGTGGGTAGCACCCAACGAGTTCGGTGAGTTCACGCTCTATTTACCATCCGAACACTAAACCTTGCGCTAAAGGTGTCTAGTGTGTATCGTTCGTTATACATTGGACACCAAGCGTATCCTTCAAACCAATGGAGATTACTATGACCCCAACGCAAACAAAGCTGCGTTCATGTCTAGCTATCGACGACTTCTCTACTAGGAGGGCGGCTATTCGTAAGCTGTTCACCGAGTCAGTCAGCGATACCACGACACGACGCCTAAGTTTGGCCGTTAAAGACGCACCGCTCGAATCGCTACCGCCTAGCGTAGCCAAGCGACCAACCATGTCGGTTATTCGTGACAACCTGACGATCACAACGATGGCACTGCTCATAGAGTTTGAGCACGTCATTGCGCCGGATTGGATCAATTCCACACTGGAGTGCGTCGTAAACATTGACCTTTGTTCAACTGGCAGAGGCGGAAAGCACCGCTTCGCAGAGTTCGAAAACGCCAAATCGGTACTCGCAGGACACCTAGCAGAAACAGCAACCACGGAGTATTTACCTATGAGCTTAACAGCCGCACTAAACGCTTTCGACTTCGCTCGTCTTAACGGAAACATTGACGAAGTTAACGTCTGGGGCCAACTCGCAAAGGCTACTGACCAAGCCACATCAGATGGCGTCAAGTCACTCGTCGGCATTCGTTTGATCGAAGCTGAACCCAAGTCTGTTGACGACATCCGTGTGGATGTGATGACGAAGGGAGAGAAAATGCTCTTTGAGCGCATCTGCGATGCTCTTGAGGTGATCGAGACTGAGCCAGATGTGGTCAAGGCTGTCGTGCTCACCCCACCTGCTGACAGTGCGCTTATCGACCTCGCTTTATCACAGGCAGGTCTACCACCCATCAACGACATGATAAGCACCATCAACACGTTGACCGAAGACTTGGAGAAGGCAGAGTCAGCACCTGCTATTGGGATTACTGCCGCGTCTGAGGAGACCAAGCACGACGGTACAATCCCAAGCGGTAGGTTGTCGACGCAAGAAGCATGGAGAGCGTTCGGTCTTACACGAGGCAAGGAACAGTTCAGCTTCAAGGTTCCAACGTGGGAGTGGGATGGTGTTCACCCTCATGTGCCAGAGATTGATAACGATTATGTGTTCCGTCCCTTCGAGTTGTTGCGTGTTCTTTACGCCGTCATGACCAATCAGAGGTGTTATCTTCACGGTCACACAGGCACTGGCAAGACGACGTTGATCGAGCAAGTTGCCGCACGTCTTAACTGGCCTTTCATGCGTGTTAACTTCGACAGTGAGATCACTCGTATGGATTTGATAGGTCGTGATGTCTTAGCCAATGAGGGCGGTGTGACTACGTCCAAGTTTGTCGACGGTATCTTACCGCAGATGATGTCTGGCCCTTATATCGGATGCCTAGACGAGATCGACTTCGTGCGTCCTGACATCGCTTACGTCTTACAACGTGCCGCAGAAGGTAACGGCCTCATGCTTACTGAGGATGGTGGCCGTATGGTCAAGGCTCACAAACTGTTCCGCATGTTCGCTACTGGCAACACTGTCGGACAAGGTGACGAGTACGGCATGTACCAAGGTGCAAGGCCACAGAGCATGGCGTTCCTTGATCGCTTCACCGTGTGGGTCAAGGTCGACTACCTCAAGCCAGCGGATAGGAAGAAGCTAATCAAGTCACGTCTGCCAAAGCTAGACGCCGTTCATGCCGAGAAGCTGAACGACTACATCACCGAGCATCTGACAGCATTCACTCAATCCAAGGTCATGCAACCCATATCACCACGTGGTTTCTTGTCCTTGGGTCAAGCGATGACAGCTTACATGAGCTTCATCCCTGACGAGAAGAAAGCTGTCGAGGAGGCCATTGCTACCACGATACTTGATCGTGCCTCAGTCAATGACCGTGCAGTGCTTAAAGCAATCAGCCAACGAGTATGGGGGTAATCACATGAGAACGGATACATTCGTTAACGAAATAACTAAATCATCCGCAGTGTTTGGTCGTAAGGAGGACATCAAGGTTGTGTTCACAGGTAGCCAAGCCAAGACCAATGGTAGCGTGATCTCGTTACCTGCTATCGACAAGAACAGCACCATGACCGAAGAGCAACGCATGATCTTGCGTGGTTACACAGACCATGAGGCTGGTCACGTGAAACACACAGACCACGAGGCTGTCGGACGTCTTGGTGAGGAGTGTCACAGGGCAGGTAACAAGACGCTCAAGTCTATCTGGAATTGTCTCGAAGACGTCTGGATGGAACGCCGGGTTATCTCAGATTATCCCGGTGCAATGCTAAACCTAGCGGCCACGTCTGACTCAGTGAATGAGCAGTTCTTACAGCACATGATCGACAACCCAGACTACGCCAAGAAGGATATGAATGTTGCGCCAGTAGCAATCACGATTGAGGGACGCAAGGACTACGGTGGCACAACGTGTCAGCCTTGCCTTGACCTCATACCCGACGACCTCAAGCGACAGATTACCAAGTGGGTAGCTGCGCTCGATCATTGCCACAGTACGAGTGACGTTATCGCTCTCGCTCGTGTGGTGGAAAAATCAATCATAGATGAAGACTACAAGGAGAAACCCGAAGATGAACGAGAAGATGGTGAAGATACAGGTGATGGAAAAGAACGGCCCGACACGAGAGGCGATAGTGATGACGATACGGCAGAGGGGAGCGACGACGTCAGAGCTGATGAAGATAGCACAGACGGTGATGCAGACGATGGACGTCCAAGCGTTCCCGATACTGATGTCAGTGCTTCCGATACCACCGAAGACTACGAAGAAGAAACTGAGCCATACGACCCAGAAATGTCCGACGCTATCACTCGTATGATGGATGATGGCGAACTCACCACGTCTGAGGATGGGTTCACCTATGTGACATACGACGAGCGGGATGAATGGCATCACCGCACAATCGAATCCCGTCACCAAGATATGTTTAGCTACTGTGAGCCAGCGGACTACGACAAGGCCGTTGCTTCTATGGCAGGTGAGATCAACTCCATGCGTTCCAAGTTGATGCGTTCATTACTCGCTCAGCAGAAACGTGACTGGGATTATGGCCGAGAGGATGGACGCCTTGATACACGACGGTTCGTCCAAGCATTCGGTGGTCGTTCCAACGTGTTCAAGTTGCGCTCAGACAAGGCCGAAGTTGATACTGCCGTGTCGATACTCGTTGATCTCAGCGGTAGCATGGGTGGTGCGAACAAGATTGGTCTAGCTCAGCAGTGTGTTATTGCCCTTGCCGAATCCATTGACGCCGCAGGTATCAAGTACGAGATACTAGGGTTCACCAATGACTTCAGAGGTGTGGGTGGTTCTGTTGACTACGACAGGTCAGCACCCCTGCACATGTTTATCTTCAAGCAGTTCGAAGAGAGATTGTTCGAGGCCAAGGGTTCTATTGCAGGTATCAAGCACATGAACCTGTGGGATAACGCAGACGGTGACGCTATTGCTAAGACACAACATC